AATCTTTAACAGCTGATATGGCTACTAACATTTCTCCAATATTGAGAAAAGAAGATTTACATATCTATATGAGTCCTAAGACTTACGCTTTATATATTTCAGCAGTATCTACTTTAGGATATGTTAATGCTTACAATATGAACGGAGATTATGCACCTGTATTTGAAGGGTACAAAATCGCTGTATGTAACGGAATGGCTGACGACCAATTAGTTGCAGCAGAAAAGTCTAACTTATTCTTCGGTACTGACCTTTTAAGTGACGCTACTAGAATAACGCTCATGGACATGGCTGCTTTGGACGGAAGCGACAATATGAGATTAGTTGCTCGTTACTCAGCAGGAGTTCAGACAGGAGTTGGAGCTGATATCGTAAGACAATCATAATAAATAAATAATACGGAAGGAGGGGGTAAAACCCTTCCTCCCTTAACCTAAAAAAATAAAATAAAATGGCTTGTACAAATTTAACAAAGGGAAGGGGACTTGATTGCAATCGTATATCAGGTGGAGTAAAGTTTATTTATTTCGGAGTTTACGACCAATTTACAGCACCAATTGACGGAACAGGAATTGTTGAAGCATCAGGAGAAGTTACTGATATTGAAATGGGTTCAGGAACAGGACTTTACAGATATTCTATGCCTTTAGGTGTAGCATCTGTTACTGATACAATTGTAGGAAGTAGAGATAACGGAACAATCTACTACACACCAACAGCTCAGGTATTATTCAACAGACTAACAAAAGAAGACCAAAATCAGATTAAATTGCTAGGAGCAACTAAGGTTGTTATCTTTGCTCAATTAAATCAACAATTAGCTAACGGACATGATGTTATCATCTGTTTAGGTAGAGTTAATGGAATGGAATTAAATGCAGGTACTATGGACACAGGTGCTGCTTGGGGAGATAAAAACGGTTACACTCTTACCTTTGACGGTATGGAAGCAGAACCGTTTCCAATGGTAGCGGATTACACTACAAATCCTTTTGACAATGCAGCATTTACGAATGTTTCAATCACTACATCTTAGTAGTTTTCTTATATATTTCTTGATTAGGGTGGGCTTAGGCTCACCTTTTTCTTTTTATTACTAACTGAATACAAATAAATTCAGCTTATTTCTATTATATAACAGACAAACTAACTATGATACAAGCAATAACAGAAACAGCCTTTACAATATATGTTCAAACTGAGGACAATCGTATAGATACTTCTGTAGCTTCTACTCAAATAAGACACTTAGTTAAGTTCACAAATGACATGGATAAGTCTGTTTATTATGCTTATGGTGCTACTGAGACAATTAAAGATAGATTTACAAAGATTAGTTTTACTTATAATACAACCCCTAATGTTTATACGGGAGCAACAAAGCTATTCCCTTCAGGATATTATAAGTACGAAATTTACGAAGTTAGTTGGATAGGAACAGTAACTGTCCTTTTAAATTCTGCACCTGCAACTGAAAATGATGTTTTAACTCCTGCTGCTAACACTAAAGGAGTAGTTCAAGGTTTAGTTACTAAAGGGAAAATGAACTTATCAGAAAAAGACGGAACTCAACAAGTTCAATACACTCAAAGGCAAGAGCCAAGTGGAACAAATTATATATATTACGGACAATAAAATAAAATAAAATGATAGAAAATGTACAACAATTATTAACAGAGCAACTAGGTAAAAATGGAAGCACAGAAGTGTTTACTACAGCAGCTCAAACTTCAAAAGATTGGTATTGTATTTACTTCCCTGTTGAAAGTGTAGTTGCTTCAATAGCAGCAGCAGACGCTACAGGAGAAACTGCTTTACAAACTACTTTACCTGCGGGAACGACATTATTTCTTAATGTAACTGCAATTACTCTGACGAGCGGAATAGGTATAGGTTACCATGAAGGTGTAACTACATAAGATATGGTACACAAACTAGGATTAGCTTTAAGTTTACCAACCATCAAAAAAGTGGGTGGTGCTTGGGAACCATCTAATGACAGAGATTTAAAGGCTTGGTACAAATACCAAACAGGAATTACATTAAGCGGTTCTGATGTTGCACAGTGGGATGATAGTTCTACTAATAGTTTTGACATGATACAAGAGACACCAAGTGAACAGCCTGCATATAATTCAGGTAATATAGATTTTGATGCTTCTGCTACCCAAAGTTTACAATCTGCTAGTGCTATTACTTTAAGTGGTGCTTTTACTGTAGGAATAAAATTACACCCTAGTGTAGACAATGTAGCTGTTATAGGTTCTAATACTTTGCCAAATGAGTTCTTTAAAATTACATCAACTACTAATTTAAGATTTAAAACAGACGGCTCACAAGTAGATATGACGATAGATAGTGGTACATTAATTACAGCTTTAAATTTAGTTGTAACAAGGAATTCTTCTGATTTGGTTACTCTTTATCTTGATGGAGTAGCACAAGCTGATACTGAGACTTTAGCAGGAACTGCTGATATAAATGTAATAGGAGTGAGGAGAACTGACACAAATCCTTATGATGGAACTATTAGCGAAGTACAAATATATGGTACAGAAAGCACAGCACTTACAGCTAATGTAAGTAATTATTTAGCAAACATATAAATATGAAAGATACAATTTTAAGCATTAATTTAGAAACTTCAACTGCACCAATAGTACAGGAAGTAAGAGGTCGTGATTACATAGAGTACGGCACAGAGGATTGGAAAAACCTCTACCCTCAGTTCTTAATTGACCTTTACTACAATTCTAGTACCCATGCCGCTATTATTAACGCTACTGCTGAAATGATAGCAGGTGAAGACTTAATAGCTGAAGAAGAAGATACTAATTTAGAGTCTTATGTTAAACTAAAGAAGTTTCTAAGACACGCTAATTCTAATGAAAGTTTACACCAAGTAATAAAAAAGGTAGCTTTTGATTTTAAACTTCAAGGAGCTTATGCTTTACATATTGTATGGAATAGAGAAAGAACAGAAATTGCTGAAGTGTATCATGTACCTGTAGAGCGCGTAAGGGCAGGAAGACCAAATGAGATGGGTAAGATAGACTGTTATTATATAAGTGCTGATTGGTCAAACACTAGGTCAAATAAACCTTACCCTATTAATGCTTTTAATGTAAACGACAGGACTTCAGGAAGCCAATTACTTTACACAGGTGCATACAGTCCTAATATGGATTGCTATCACACACCTGATTACCTAGCGGCTAACAATTGGGCTTTAGTAGACCAAAAGGTTGCTGAGTTTCATTTAAACAATATAGAGAATGGTTTCTCAGGCTCTTACTTCGTGAGTTTCGCAAATGGAATTCCTACGCAAGAAGAAAGAAGACAGATAGAACAAAGTTTAACAGAGAAATTTACAGGAGCATCTAACTCAGGAAAGTTTATATTGACTTTCTCAGATGATAAAACTAGAACCCCTGAGATTACTCCTATAAGCGTTTCTGATGCTGATAAGCAATACCTAGCACTACAAGAGCTATTAGTTCAGAATATCCTTACAGGACACAGAGTAACGAGTCCTATGCTTATGGGAATTAAATCTGATACAGGATTGGGGTCAAATGTAGATGAACTTAACGCAGCAGGAAATTTCTATTTGAACACAGTTGTAAAGCCGTTCCAACTACATATCTTAAATACTTTACAGACTATATTCTCAGTAAACAACATGGATTTACCTGTTCAGTTTGTTCAGTTAAAACCTATTACAGTAGAATTTACTTCAGAGGACTTGAAAGGAGTAATGACTGAGGACGAGATAAGAGAGGAAGTAGGATTGAAACCCTTAGCAGATGTAGAAGTTAGAGAAGACTTTGCAAGTGAAAAGACAGAACTTGATAAATTTATTGAAGAATTTGGAGAGGATATTCCTGAAGAATGGGAACTGATAGAAGAAGAAGTAGTAGATGGAGAACATCAAGACTTTAACTATGAAGAAGTCTTAAACGAATTAATGGAGGAAAAGGTTCAGTTAGCATCAACAGGTAGAGCAATCCCAAGTCGTAAGTCAGAACAAGACGGACTATCTAAAAAAAGTGGTGATTACTTTAGAGTAAGATATGTTTACGCTAATGATAATTTCTTAGACAATAAATCAGGAACTAAAAGAGATTTTTGCAGAAAAATGGAAGCGGCTAAAAAGCTGTATAGAAAAGAGGACATCATTAATATGGGAGAGAAAGAAGTTAATCCCGGTTTTGGTAAAGGAGGAGCAGCAACATACTCAATTTGGAAATTCAAAGGCGGACCACAATGTTTTCACTTTTGGAGTAGAAGAATTTACAAGACAGTTATAGGAGAAAGTAAGACTACTAAAATAGAAGACGCTGATATGATTGGCTATACTAAAGCAAGGTCAGAAGGATTTACTGCTAAGAAGAACGATAAGTTGGTAGCAACACCACCTAGAAAAATGAAAAATAACGGATATTATAACTAATTATGGCATATGTACTATTTATATCAGAAGCAAAACTAAAGGACTCTACAGCAATTAATTTAAATGTTGATGTTGAGCTATTACTTCCTTATGTAAGACAGGCACAGAAGCTCTATGTGGAAACTAAGCTAGGTACTGATTTAACACAGAAACTTAAAGACTTAATTACAGCAGGTACAATAGGTAATGTAGGAAATGAAGCATATAAGACTTTAGTTGATGACTACATTGGTGATATGCTGCCAAATTGGGCTTTTTACCACGCTATACCTTTTTTAAGATTTAAAATTGAGAACGGTAATATTTATTCTAAGACTTCAGAAACAGGAAATGCTTTAAGCACAGAAGAAGCTCAACACCTAAGAGAGGAGGTTAGAAACACAGCTGAGTATTACACGGAACGGCTAATTGACTATGTAACTAACAATACAACTAGCTTCCCTGAATACAATACCAACTCAGGAAGTGATGTCAATCCTGACCAAAATGCGTATTACAATGGAATGAACCTTGAAAGACCAATGAAACAGGGAACTAAACTTACTTTGAGAAACTTTTTAAATGCTTCTGATTAATGAAGAAACACTATAAACCGAAAACTAAAAATATTACTAAGCTAAAGACTTACTTAGATAAAAAAACAAAACAAAATGACAGAAGTAAAAGATACTCTACAAGTAGGGTTAGCTAACAGTTCAGCAATAGCTTTCAGCATAACAGACTGTAACGAAATACTAACGCTAGTTTCTCTTGTCCTAGCAATTAGTTTTACTATATATAAATTCATTCAATTTGAAAAATCTAAATAGATGGCTCGTAAAGTTATTACAAGCGGTTTTAAGAGCGTTAAAAAGAAGCGAAAGGGAGTACACTCCAAAAACGCAAGTAAAGGACAGAACAGCTATAAAAAAGCCTACAGAGGTCAAGGGCGTTAATCTTTTAATTATCAGAGATACTTTTACAGAAAAATCTACTATTGGTAAGTTGTTTATTAATGGTGAGAGTTTCTGTGATACCTTAGAAAACCCTTATATTAATAACGAAAGAAACATAAGCTGTATTCCTGAAGGTCAATACAAAGTAAGACTTAGATTAGCAAGAGAAAGCGCAACAAGGGATTACTTACACTTATTAGTTCAAGATGTTCCTAATAGGGATTGGATATTGTTTCATAGAGGAAATACAGCTAAAGATACAAGCGGTTGTATTCTAGTGGGCAATGGTCGTAAACAAGACACTGTTAATAACTCTCGTTTGGCTATGGACTTAGTAATCAAAGAAATACTTAATTTAGGCGGCGAAAACATTAATTTAATAATCAAAAATAAATAGTTATGAAAAAGTTTTTAGAGAAGTACCTTATCGGACAGATGATTAAGAGCAAGAAGTTTTGGTATGCAGTTAGTTCTGTAGTTGTACCTGCTTTAGTTACTTACTTAGGAGTTGACGAAACAACTGCAAAAGATTTGTACTATGCAATCCTTACTTTAATTGTAGGACAGGGAATTGCTGATGTTGCAAAAAAGTAATAGATACAGATTAAAGCCGCATGAAATTGTGGCACTAGAAAAAATGCGAGAAGCCGAGACTAGAAATGTTCTAGTTATCGGTGACTTGCACGAACCATTCTGTTTAGATGGTTACTTAGATTTCTGCATAGAACAATACTATGCTTATAATTGCACAGAGGTAGTGTTTATAGGCGATGTAATAGACAATCACTACTCTAGCTATCACGAAGCATCAGCTGACGGAATGGGTGGCTTAGATGAGCTAGAATTGGCTATTAAGAAAATAGGTAGATGGCGTGATGCGTTCCCTATGGCTACAGTTATCATTGGTAATCACGATAGGATTATAATGCGTAAGGCTCAGACTTCCTCAATCCCTTCTAAATGGATTAAATCTTTTAAAGAAGTATTAGAAACTCCTGATTGGAACTTTGTAGAACGATATGAAGCAGATGGAGTACAATATATACACGGAGAAGGTGGTACGGCTCGTACTAAGTGTAGAGCTGATATGATGAATACTGTTCAAGGACATTTACATACGCAATGTTATACAGAACACTATGTAGGTAAGAAGTTCAGAGTCTTTGGTACTCAAGTCGGTTGTGGAATAGACCACAAATCTTACGCAATGGCGTACGCTAAATATGGTAAAAGACCTGCGGTTTCTTGCGCAGTTGTGCTAAATAACGGCAAAACACCACTCAATTTGTTAATGCCTTTATAGGTTTTTAACGCTTTTTTCAACCAATTTTAATCTTTTTTTAAATTTATTTTAGTATAATTTACTAGATAAGGAATAACTATTTTTAAACTTTTTCGTTAAAAACTTAGTTAAAAACTTTGTTAATTCAAAAAAAGGTTTTATCTTTGCCCTGTTCTTTGACATATACACAAACAAATCTAAAAAAGCAACTACAGGCTAAAGCTACGGCTCTCTCATACATCTGCTAAGTATGTTCATCTGTTAAAGGGTTTTTTTTGTGTTTTTTCTTAACCTCCCTATCGAGATAATAGGGGGGTTTTTGTGGTATAAAACAAATTTTTAACAAAAAAAAAAAAAAATGGAAAAGATTAAAAAAGGATTAGAATCAGGAAGAACAATTTCTCAATACCCTACAGGACAATATGGTTATACTGAATATTTCAGATGGGATGATACTCTAGAAGTAGTAAACTGTAGAAGTGTGGCGGCTTTAAGAAGAAAAGGGTATGAAGTAAAAATTAATATTTCTGATAAAATAGTAAAATATTAAAATAATAATAATTAAATAAATCAAGAAAATGGAAAACTTTAAAATCGTAAACAGGAATACAGGAGCAACTCACTTCCTAAACTCACAAGAATACACAACATTTGTGCAAAGAAACAGCTTTTACAAAGATGGTGTTTGTCAATACGACACCCACAATCTAACTAAAGCTAAAGCAAGAAGAACAAATAAGATGTTAGACCTACTTGCTCACTTATGTATAATAGGTGTTTCAATATTAGGTACTTTACTTTACATTCAAAACTACTGCTAAGATGACTATACAAGACGCAAACTACTTAGAATTTTCTACTTATGTAGATTACAACAAGCCGTTCTATTCAAATCTTTTTGACAGAGATTTAGACAATACTAAAGTAAGAGCTGATGAATGGTATTTAAAGCCTATGTACGAGCAGTTAAGTTTTACTTCATACGATAGGGCTTCAGGTCATTATAATAACGACCTATCTTACAACAGACGCTCAGTAATAGTTGTAGGAACTGAATTACAAATCTATAACAAGTTTTGTGAGATGATAGAGAAACACGGATGGCAACTTCAGGATAGTTGGGATAGAGAATTAAAGCCTGAATATTTAAAGCACTATAATTCAAATAATAATTCACCAATAATAATAAATTTAATATAATGGAAGAAATACACAAAAGACTGCACGAAATAAATACTTTTCAATGTGTAGATAACGAACTATACCTAAGAGGAAAAGATGAAATGGGAGAAGACTTTACATTATGCTTTGACGCTTTCAACTTCTTAGAATGGATAGACAAAGAACAAATAGAATACATTAAAGAACAAACAATTAAATACATACAAAAAAAATGAAGAAAACAATAAGTGAATACGAGTTCAATATATGGTTTAAAGTAAACAGACCAAACAATTTTAGCTATGCAGGTAGACAGGCTTTATTTGAATACTTAGAAGAATACGAAGAAGATACAGGAGAACAAATAGAGTTTGACCCTATTG